AAAGATCAGCCTCAGTTACAGTTAGGCAAGTTAAGGACACTGGATCCACAGGCTTTAAGGAATCCAAGGCCAGATACAGGCCAAGCTGAGAGCAGAAAACTTTTTGCCTTTGACCCCGTAGGCGGCGGAAACTCAGCATTAGGCGGTAGAACAGTAGGATTAGATATTAGAGCAGTAGCCGGTAAAGTCACTGTGAGTACAGACTAATGGCTTGGACACTAACAACACTGAAAAGCACCATTCAGGATTATTTACAAAATACAGAAACAACTTTTGTTAATGATCTTTCTACTATTATTGTTCAAGCTGAAAATAGAATACTTAAATCTGTTCAGTTACCTGATTTCAGGAAGAACAGTACAGGCACAATGACCAGCGGAAATGCTTATCTAAATACCCCAACCGATTTTATGGCTCCGTATTCTTTAGCTCTCGATAATAGTGGCTATGAATATTTACTTTTTAAGGACGTTAATTTTATTCGAGAAGCGTACCCAGTCTCATCAGCAACGGCAACACCAAAGTATTACAGTATTTTTAGCGACAGTAGTTTTATTCTTGGGCCAACGCCTGATAGCAGTTATGCGGTTGAGCTTCATTATTTTTACAAACCTACATCTATTACTGCTTCAGGAGATGGAACGAGTTGGTTAGGCGATAATGCAGAAACAGCATTGCTTTACGGATGTCTTGTTGAAGGTTATACCTTTATGAAGGGTGAACAAGATATGCTCGCGGTTTATCAAAAGCAATATGATGATGCTTTAATGCAACTGAAGTCTTTAGGTGAAGGTTATAGCACGACAGATAATTACAGAAGTGGAGCTGTAAGGGCGCGTAAAATATAATGTTAGGACTAAATTCAATAGTAGAACCTGGTATTTGTGAAGTTCACACAACAGAAAATCGAGGCTTTACTCCAGAAGAGATTGCAAAAAGATCAGTAGGAAAGATTGTTTCTATTGCAGAAAGTGCTGATCCAATAGCCAGAGAGCAGGCAGAAGCATTTAAGGGCAGACTTTTTCATGTAATTGTAAAAGCCTGTAATGATGCAATTCAAAGCGATAGAACTACGCTATTAAGTCTTTTAACACAACAAGGCCATAAAGATATGGCGGATATTTTGAGGAAAATCTGATGGCAATTACACAAGCAGTAGCAACAAGTTTTAAGAGTGAGCTGCTCCAAGGTATTCATAATTTTCATAATGGGTCTGGTGGAGGAACTACAACTACAACAGGTACAGGCAATACGTTTAAAATAGCTCTTTATACCTCAAGTGCTACTTTAGCTGCATCGACTACTGCCTACGCAACCACAAATGAAGTTTCGGGAACAAACTATACTGCGGGAGGTAATACCCTTACAAACGTTGATCCTTCAGCTTCAGGAACAACTGCACTTACAGATTTTGCAGATACAACTTGGTCATCAGCTACAATTACTGCAAATGGCGCATTAATTTACAACTCAAGCACAACAGCAGGTTCAGCAAACAGAGCAGTAGTTGTTCTTGCTTTTGGCGGCGATAAAACCTCAACAGCAGGTGATTTTGTAATTTCATTTCCGGCAGCAGATGCCAGTAATGCAATTATTAGAATCGCTTAAGAGTTAAATGTGGCTCAAAATGCAAAAGTTGCGTATCAAGGGTGGTCTTCAAGCAATATTGCTTGGGGCGAAAGCACTTGGGGTAATGCAGAAGAGGCCATATCTGGCTCAACCGCATCGGTTGGAACGGTTACTGTTGAAGCTAATGCCTGTATCTGTCCGGTTGCCGGAAATTCAGTTACTGCAAGTACTAACTCGGTTACTGTTACGGGTACTGCTGCTGTTTCAGTCACCAGTCCGGCTCTTACTTTGTCGCTTGGCAGCATTTCTCTCGAAACAAACAATACGATTGATGTTACTAGTGATGCATCTACAGTTTCTACAAATGACGTTAGTGTTACTGCTAAAGCAGGGGTTGAAGTTACTGGTAATGAAGTTGAGGCTTTTACGTCAAATATTTTGGTTTGGAGTCTCGTTGATACAAGCCAAACACCAAACTGGAATTCTATTTCTAGTTCACAAACACCTGATTGGAAAGAGGTAGCATAATGGCAAGCACTTATGTAAATGATTTAAGGCTCAACGAGCTGGCTACTGGAGACGGTAGTGGAACGTGGGGTACGACTACAAACACTAACCTAGAGTTAATAGGTGAGGCGCTTAGTTACGGGACTGAGGGGATAACCACAAATGCGGATACGCATACCACTACAGTGGCAGATGGTTCTACCGACCCTGGAAGGTCCATGTATCTTGAATATACTGGAACCCTAGACTCCGCTTGCACTATTACAATTGCTCCCAACACTTTGAGCAGAATGCATTTTATCGAGAACGGAACAAGTGGTTCTCAAAATATTATTATTTCTCAAGGCTCTGGAGCCAATATAACTATACCTCCTGGCGATACCAAGGCGGTTTACTTGGACGGGGCAGGTTCAGGTGCAGCAGTAGTTGATGCTTTTGCCAGCCTTAATGTTGTAGACCTCAAGGTACAAGACGATCTAACCGTTACTGATGATTTAATCGTCAATGGCGATATTGACCTTGAAGGCGCCATAGACGTTAACGGCACAGCCAATCTTGATGTTGTAGACATTGATGGTGCGGTTGATATGGCTACTACCCTTCAAGTTGATGGGGTCGCTACCTTCACTGGTAGAGATGTTCATAGTGGGGGTATCACTATTGCAAATGCTGGACAAATTGGTTCAGTTGGAGATACGGATGCAATCGCAATCGCAAGTGATGGCGTAGTAACCCTTACACAAAAATTAGTAGGTACTGAATTAGACATCTCAGGCAACATAGACGTAGACGGTACAACCAATCTTGATGTCGTTGACATTGATGGTGCGGTTGATATGGCAAGCACTCTTGCAGTCGCAGGAGTCCTAACCGGAGCTTCACTGGACATCTCAGGCGACATTGATATTGACGGTACTTCAAACCTAGACGTTGTAGACATTGATGGCGCTGTGGATATGGCCTCTACATTAGCAGTAACGGGCATAGTCACATTAACTGACGATCTTATTATCGGTGATGGCAAGACTATTGGCTCTGCTTCAGATGTAGATGCTATGACCATCGCTTCAAACGGCCAAATAACGCTTACACAGACTTTAATTGGCACAGCCTTAGATATTAGTGGCGATATAGACGTTGACGGTACTTCAAACCTAGACGTTGTCGATATTGATGGTGCTGTGGACATGGCATCCACATTAACAGTTGCTGGTGTTTTAACAGGAGCATCTCTAGATATATCAGGCGACATTGATATTGATGGCACTAGCAACCTAGATGTAGTCGATATTGATGGCGCTGTGGATATGGCCTCTACATTACAAGTAGACGGAGCTATTACAGGTTCAAGCACAATCAATGGCGTAGGTATAGCTTCTGATATTACTAACTTTAGCCAAGGTATTTTAATTAGTAATGATGCAGGTACAGGTACTTTAGATGCTGCTTCAAACAATACAGGTTTAGGCTATGAAATATTTAACGTATTAACTACTGGTGATGATAATACTGGTCTTGGTCGTAAAGCATTTTTAAATACAACAACAGGAAGCGATAATGTAGCTATCGGTTCTGGAGCTTTGGCAGATAACACGACAGGCTCTAGCAACACAGCGGTGGGCACAGGCGCTTTAGATCAAAACACGACAGCCTCTAATAACACTGCTGTAGGACTTAGTGCTTTAGGTGTAAATACCACAGGCGCTGGCAACACAGCCGTGGGCAAAAACTGTTTAGATGCCAATACCACAGCCTCTGACAATACGGCGGTGGGTGAGGATGCTTTAACAACAGTTATTACAGGAACACGAAACACAGCCGTGGGTCAAGGTGCCTTAAAACTCAATACGGCTTCAGATAACGTAGCTGTCGGTTATCACGCTTTAGACACTAACGCAGGGGGAAGTGAAAACACAGCAGTCGGTACTGAAGCAATGGATCGTAACACTTCTGGTGATTCTAATACTGCCGTAGGGTATAGAGCTTTAGATTCCAACACCACCGCTAATAACAATGTTGCTATAGGTAAAGCTGCTTTAGGTCTTAACACTACAGGTACAACTAATACAGCCCTAGGTGCTTTATCCTTAGACGCTAATACAACAGCTAATGATAATACAGGTATAGGTGCTGCATCTATGGGTGGTAATACCACAGGTACAAGAAATACTGCGGTAGGTTCAGATAGCTTAAAAGTAAGTACAACAGGAAATGATAATGTAGCTATCGGTAAAGGTGCATTAACAGCTAACACATCAGCTTCTAACAATACAGCAGTTGGTAAAAATGGATTAGCAGCAAACACTACAGGGGCTAATAATGTAGCTGTTGGTTATCACGCAGGAACAGCAGTAACCACAGGCCTTCAAAACACCCTCATAGGTATGGACACAGGCAACGCTTTAACAGATGCTGACTTTAACGTAGCCGTTGGAACAGATGCTCTTGGGGCGGATACTTTAGGTAGCAAGTCTGTAGCTATTGGTAGAAGAGCTTTATTCTCACAAAACTTCACCTCAGCCACCGATGCTTTGAACGTAGGCATTGGTTTTGAAGCTGGTAACGATTTAACCACAGGCTTAACTAACACGCTGATAGGTTCCATCTGCCACGATAACCTGACTGAAGGAAGTTTGAACACTGCCCTCGGCTATAACCTTGCACCAAGTGCTGTTGATGTAGATTCTGAAATCGTGATTGGTTCTTCTATTACTGGAGCCGGAACAAACACAGTACGGATTGGAACGGGTGGAGGAACAGCTACTCTTGGATTGGATGGTTCCGATACATCATGGGCTGCTGCTTCAGATTCAAGACTTAAAAAGGATGTAGCTGATTCTACTGTTGGCCTATCGTTTTTGAATGATTTGCGACCCGTTACGTTTAAGTGGAACGCTAAAAACGAAGTAGCCGAAGACCTCCCGCAGTACGATGCGGATTCTTCCGACCCAATTTTCGGTGAAGGTAAGGCTCATCACGGCTTTATAGCCCAAGAAGTTAAGTCCGTTATTGACGACCATTCTGACGTTCTTGATGGCAACAATATTTGGCATGAAGACCCTGATGGTACACAGCAGTTATCGCAGGGTAATCTAGTGCCGATGCTGGTCAAAGCAATACAAGAACAAAACGCCTTAATTGAGGCACTCACCGCACGAATCACAACCTTAGAAGGATAAATAATCATGGCAGACCGTACAGACGCAGAACTAGCAGTAGACTTCACAGCAATGGGACACAGCATTACTCGCATTACAGATGTTATAGCCGGAAACAGCATGGCAGATGACCTAGCCGCAGACCGTCAGGATTGCGTTGATCGTAACACTCAGCACCTTGAGCTTATGAAAGCTAAGAGCGATTGGGGCAGTGAGAGCATGACAGCAACAACGTCAGCTATCTCAGCAGGAAACGGATACACCGCATCATAGGAGAAATAGTATGGCCTATTTATTAGACGCATATGTATTAGTAACATCG